GCCGCACCGACTACATCCAGAACGTCGACTTCACGGTCTCCAACCCGACGCAGGACACGAGCATCATCTCGTGGGGCACGAGCTTCAGCATCGCGGCGGGCTCGACGAGCGTGGGTGGGACGGCGTTCAACGGGTCCCAGGTCACCGGCCTCCTCATCGACTCCAAGTACTACTTGGCGCCGTGCACGCCGGTCACCAACACGACGGTCATCCCGGCGGTTGTCTCGACGACGCAGTTCGTCCTCCCCGAGATCCCGACGACGGGCAACGGTCGTGACACGACCCTCGGCGCGTCGCTCTTCAACAGCATCACGAACGCGCGGCAGGACCTCATCACGAACCGCCCCGACCTCGTGCAGGTCTACGCGGGCCGTGGTCTCCGCGACGCCCTCAACCGCGCGCAGCAGACCGTGATCGCGGTCGATGGAGCGACGCGCACCGTCACGCTCCAGAACCCGCTCCCGCCGGACTGGAACGTCTACGCGACGTTCTACTACAACCACATCTCCGACGACACGTACATCCTGACCAGCCAGGTCCCCGGACCGATCGGGTCGGGGCAGTACACGGTGACGGATTCGGTTCAGGGCCAGAACCTCTACCAGGTGCTCTTCGGGACCAAGACCGGCATCTCGCAGCAGATCCAGTGGCCGCGCGGCGTGGAGACGATCCCCGACGCATGGCTCGTGGGTTCGGGTACGCCGGTCGCCGAGGAGGTCACAGTCACGTTCTCGATGGAGCCCGCGGCGAATGCGGCCTTCACGAACCGTGGTGCGGCTCCGTACAACCTCTTCACGCCGTCCTCGGCAACCTGGACGACGCTCGTCAACGGAACTCCGGTGACGACGAACCTCGCGCCGCCGGCCAAGGGCTACGTCGTGAGCGGGCACGTGACCCCGATTCAGGTGGGCATCAACGCGGGCAAGATCACCATCCCGGGGAGCCCCAACAACCAGCTCAACCTCATCATCGACGGGGTGGTCGTCCCGACGATCGCTCTGCCGGTCGGCTTCGAGACGCCGACGGCAATCGTCGCGGCCATCAACGCGGGCATCGACGCCACCGCGCCGTTCTCGGGAACGGCTCCGAACAACCTCTGCCAGTTCGCGCAGATCGGCCCCTCGACGGGCGATGTCCTCTTCGTCATCTCGAGCTACACGGCGCCCGCGGCTCTCCCCGGTGGGTTCGACGCGGTCTCGAAGGTCCAGATCGCGCAGGGCACCGTCGAGAACCTCCTCGGGTTCCAGACGTTCCAGAGCGCAAGCGGTACGCCGGGCGCGGTCAACAAACCGGCGACCCTCCTCGGGACGCTCGCAGGGCCGTTCAACATCACGACGGGCCTCAACGACCAGTTCATCCTCACGGTGAACGGCATCCAGTACACGGCCACGCTGCCGGGCGGTTCGGCAGTTGCGGCCTCCGCGGTGGCGGCGGCCATCAACGCCGTACCGGGCCTCACGGGCGTCGCCTCGGTCGGTACCCTCGCCCACGTCAACCTGGTCCGGCTCACGAGCCCGACCAACACGGCGCAGTCGGCCATCCTCATCGGGAGCGGGACGGCCAACCCTGTCCTCGGGTTCACGGCGAACTCGCTGGCGACCCAGACCCTCGTGGGTGCGCAGGAGATCGTGGATGAGATGCTCTCGCAGAGCCTCATCACCGACGGCGCCATCGCCTACGTCTCTGCGATCAACGGCAAGACCTTCATCACCCTCGAGTCCCTCACGGTCGGCGCGGCCACCTCGAGCATCGGGTTCGCCAACAGCAGCAACTCGGCGTTCAACCCCTCCACGGGCGTCAACATCACCCCTGGCACGGACGGCGACAACGGCGAGAACACCCAGCAGATCTACACGGTCACGTCGAGCAACGCGGCGGGATCGGGTGGGACGGGCGTCCCCGGCCAGACGTACACGGATGCCGTCACCGGCCTCCGGTTCACGATCCTCCCGGCACAGACCGGAACCTACGACGACGGCTCGTTCACCATGACGGTCTCGCAGACCTTCCAGGTGAACGCGGCGCGCCCGTGGTACTCGATCCCCGGCCTCGAGACGACGGTGTCCAACACCGTGGGCGTCTTCGTCGGGGACACGGGAACCATCCAGACGTTCAACCCGAGCGGGGTCGGACCCGCCATCGGCGACTTCTACTACCTGAGCTACCAGTACATGAAGCAGGACTTCACGCCTGCCATCTACCGCCAGCTCAGCAGCATCGAAACCGCGTTCGGGACCGTCTCGCCCACGAACCGCGTGAGCCTCGCGGCCTACCTCGCGATCCTCAACGGAGCACTCCTCGTGGGCATCCAGCAGGTGCTCGCGGTTCCGAACACCGGCCAAGCGAGCGACCAGACGTTCATCGCGGCCATCCAGAGCCTCGCGACGCCGCTCCCCGGCGGGATCAAGCCCGACATCATCACCCCGCTCGCGACGAGCACGGCGGTCTTCGCCTTCCTCACGCAGCACGTCGAGACGATGAGCCTCATCCAGAACCAGTCGGAGCGGCTGGGCTTCATCGGATTCGCCTCGGGCACGTCGCCGTCGGCGGCTCAGTCGGTGGCGCAGAGCCTCGTCTCGAACCGCATGGTCGCGTACTACCCCGACTCGTCGGTGATCACGCTCACCGACGAACTGGGCAACGCCACCGAGTCGATCGTGGACGGCACCTACTTCGCGTCGGCCGTTTCCGGCGCCGTGTGCAGCCCCTCGGTCGACGTCGCGACGCCGTACACGCGACGCCGCCTCCAGGGGTTCACGAGCATCCCCCGCGTGCTCGATCCGGTGACCGCCAACCAGACGGCGGTCTCGGGCGTCACGCTCATCGAGGCTCTCACGAACCTCATCCGGATCCGCCAGGGTCTGACGACCAACATGCAGTCGGTGCTCACCCGGCTGCCCACGGTCACGCAGATCTCGGACTTCGTGCAGCAACAGTCGCGCATCGTCCTCGACCAGTTCATCGGGACGAAGTTCCTCTCGACGCGCACGAACGACGTCAACGTCACGATGACGAGCCTCTTCAAGCAGCTCGTCCAGGCCGAGATCGTCGGCGGGTTCACCGGGATCAGCAGCAGCGTCGATGCGAACGACCCGACGACCCTCGACTTCGAGGCGTTCTACCAGCCGGTGTTCCCCCTCGAATACATCGTCCTGACGTTCAATCTCCGCGCGCAAATCTAGCCTTTTCGGTGTAGGCCGTGATGATGGACTATAGCTACCAGCGCATCGTCACGGCTGACGAGGCCGCCCAGGAGGAAGCGTTCGCGGAGCTGGAAGTCGCGGATTACCTCGTCTTCCTCTTCGCGTTCGATACCTACTGGCGGTTCCTCAAGGAGAGCGCGCAGAAGCCGGACTCCCTCCTCATGCGGGGAGGGACGCTCATCAAGCTCATGGAGCGGGACCACGGACCGAAGGTCCACTCGGTCATCGCTGCGGGGCTCAAAAACCCCGGCAACCTCAAGATGCTCGACGCCGCCATGGGCTATCCCGTGACGTCCAAGGGCGTCTCGATGCGGGCGCTCAAGCTCCGCACGGTGCTCATGCGCGGGGGCACGGCGACGATCAAGCACGTGTTCGGAACGTCCATCCGAGCGCGCAAAGAGGTCACGGACGCAGTCGAGGCGGCCACGTCCGACGACGCGAAGGAAGCCCTCACGAAGTTCACGGGCATCACGCTCAAGAACAAACGCCTCGAGCAGTGGATCTCCCACGCCGCCGAGAACGCGGGGAAGCCCTTCGTCGCGGTCAACCCGGTCCACGAGGCCACAAAGCAAGTCGCGGAAGACGGGGATCTTCTTCGCGACCAGAAGATCGCTCAGGAGGCCGCGCGCGCCGATTCCGAGCAGCACGCCGATGCTCAGGCGGCTCAGGCCAATACGCTCGCGCGGGTCGAGATCGCCGCCACCGAGGCCGCTGCCAAGGCGCTCGCGACGGTCAAGGCCGAGGACGTCCCGGTCACACGGAGCCAGGCCACGGGCATCGCAACCGCCGTGGCGACCGCTGTGGCGAATGATCCGAAGGACCTCAAGAACATCCCCCCGGCCTTCGTCAACAAGGGGTTCCCGCTCGATCCCGAGCAGATGGAAGCCGCTCAGACCAGCGGTAAGGTACTCGTCGCCGCCGGCGCCGGAGCGGGCAAATCCACCACGCTCGTGAGCCGCGTCGCGTACCTCGTCGACAACCACAACGTGAACCCCAGCAAGATCATGGCGGTCACGTTCAACAAGTCGGCGGCCATCGAGCTGCAAGAGAAGCTCGCCAAGAAGCTCGGAAAAGACCGCGCATCGTCGGTCATGTGCGACACGATGCACACCGTCTTCAAGAAGTTCATCGTGGGGGATCGGAAGCTCGGGATTCCCGCGTTCGGCACTCCCGAGGAGCAGAAGATGATGGGGGACGACCTCATCGCTTCTGCCAAGGAGGGGTACAACCCTCGCGTCCAGCCCGGCCAGGTGTCGCGCGCGATCAACACGATGTGGAACCAGTGCAAGCCCGTGGACCTGGCGACGTACTCTGGTCTCCCCCTCAAGGTGTTCGAGGACGGGCCGCCCAAGTCGAAGAAGGCCGGGCTCTACATCAA